TTGCAACAATTATTCCAAAAACTGTTCCAGTTATTAAATCAAAAGCTAAAGAGCCACAAGAAGGCAGCATTGATGTTTCAGAGTTACCTCGATATTATACTTATCATGGAATTTTAAGAAGTTTTGCAGAAGGTGTATTTAATGCAAATGATCAAACTAATAATAATCGTTGTCATATATTTCCTACTAATTTCATTGAGGATGAATTATTCGGAATTGGCAATGCAATCAATAAAAAAGACACAGTTGTGGTTGCAGAATCTAGATTTCGTAGTTTATTAATAAATGAAAATAAGCGACAAAGAAATAAAGCAATCAAAAAGGCACTACGTAAATATGATAATGAAAAATCTGATGACATAACAACATATGATATTTTTATGGCACAGATCAACATGGATAGCCCAACAACAGAAGTGACAGATGCAGAAACAGATGGTACTAAGTCCGGAACAAAATATTATGTTTCATTAGGGATGTTAATAAAACTTGTTAATGCAAATATGTTTGCAGTTACAAATTACAAACCTGCAGAAGGGGAATTAGCAGAGTTAGATTCTTTAGACCAAAACAATAAAACTACATTAGATCGTGTATTTTTATCATGCGCACCTGAGTTTTCTACATCGTTATATTTTCAAGATCTTGTATCATCTGACCACGAAAAAGTAATATTGCCAGGCACAGAAAATTTTACTAGTGATACATATTACAACCCATTAGACGCTAATGAAATAAAGCCAGAAGGCGCAGAAGAACAACCAGGCGCGCAATTACTTGCAGAAGATAAAATTATAAGATTGGGAAATATAGACTCAATCACACTACCAGACAGCAGCGAAACTAATGATATTTCTAGAATATCATTTTACACTGACATAAAATCATTGCCTCAAAAAAGAAGGTCATTATTGAGATCTACAATTACGCAGTTTTTAAGTGATACAGAGTCTGCAGAAGATTCATTAGCAACAGATTCTGATTCTGCAGTTGTAGGAATACCTGCTAACATTTTAATTAGTTTAGATGAACTTCAAAAAATTGAACAAGAAGAAATTACTAAGACTCAAGACGATGACGGCAAAATTATTGGTGCTGAGTTTGATATCGACCAATTCATTACTAAAATTTCAAATTTAATTCGAAAATGTACTGGCAACGCTATTAATTTGCAAATTACTAGTAAGCCATCAACAGACCTACCCGGGTTCACGGAAGAATTTGAAAATACTGATTTACTAATACTCAAAGATACTGTAGCAAACGTTCCAGAAAAAGCCGCATTAGCAACAAAAGTTACAAAAATACCAATGTTTGTTAATTCTACAATTACAGCAGACGCTACCGTATTCGGACAAACTGCTACAGCAACAGGATATGTGCGAGCAGGAACAGTAGTTAGAAGTTTTAAAATTGTTGGGAAAATACCAAATTCATTGAAAAGTTTGAATATGGTATTAAGCCAAACATCAGGAGTACCGAGAGACTCATTATCACATTTTTTAAATTATATACAAGCTGATACAAAAAGTAAAAGAGACGCAGCACAAAGTGAGTATTCTCAAGCATATAAGAACAATCGTAAAAATTTAATTGAATCAAAAATTAATTATGCGGATCAACCGTTACAAGCCGATAGTAAGTCTAATTTACAAGATGCACTAAAACGTTATGTTTCAACTCCGAAGAAAAATTTGTCTGAATTATTTACATTTACATCACCACCATATCCATTAGATGTTGAGATTGAAATGGATGGATGTTATGGGTTTCGATTTGGCGATGTAATTACAGTAGAAGGATTACCTGCACAATATAGAAAATTTGTATTTACTATAACAAAAATTGATCATAATTTAACAGGCAATGATTGGTCGACAAAATTAACATGTTTAATGCGTCCAAGATTGGCAGCAGAACCTAGTCCATTTGATGAATTAAAGAGTGGCGTATCTAATTTATTTTCTAAAAGATCGAGTGAGTAATGAGACCTAGATTAAGATATAACAAAGAAGACATTACAGAAAATTTATTTACTTCTGGCAGTGAATGGATGACTGCTGATGGTATTGAATATAAAGGAGTGTATCATCGTTACTCAGATGGTACTATTTTAACGCTTGGAACATATGATCCTATAATATCCAAACCATTAATACCATATATACCTCAAAATCCAGATACTGAAATAGAACGAAAATACAGAACATTAAAGACTGGTCAAAAAACTAAGTATCAAGCCCCAGTAGCAAGTACGACTATTCCGACAGAAGATGACATCAACAAAGGATTCTTCAAACGCTATTTTATCGAAAAATTTGACGGACAAATATTTGAAATCTCTAAAGATACTCATGACTTGTACAAAAAGAAAAAGCTAGATCCAAATTTATACAAAGCCGTTGAATTGAGTTGGACTATAAAAGGTCCGCTACAAAATGAAACTATAGGCACCGTAACAACACCGAGTGTAGAAAATGCAAACCGCAAAGCAGTTACAGTTGCAGCCCGTACATGTCCTAAACTTGCAACCTTCATTACCAATTATTTAGAATTTGCTATTGTAGGCGACATACAAGTTCCTGCAGATATCAACGCATAACATTGTATTTTTGAAATAAATTCATTATTATAGTAATGTATGATAGTGGATGATGAATCAGAATTAGATGCGGTACTGCGGTATGTACGGGAGAGTGATAAGTGTCTTGTAGTTCCTGTTTATTCAGATGCTCAACAGCACGCAGCAGTGAATCGCATCTCTTGCATATACATTTATACTGATCAGGAAGTAGAACGCATCGTTCCTATACATCATTCTGAACAAATTAGGGGCTTTTCAAAACGTCTCTCCGACTTTCTTGAGTTAACGGGTATCTATGTTCACGACAAAAAGAACTGGCTTATATCGGGCGGAAATGAGGACTGCTACGATGTAAAAACTCTGTGGTGGTATACTTACGGCGAAGCATATGTAGATACACATTATCATCAGACAGCACATAAATTTTATTGGAGCAGACATCAAAATTTACAACATATAAATGCAATCATCCCAATCCAGCAGCATGCGGCAATGTGTCAAAAGATACGACAGTATGCATGGCCAATGATCATGAATGCACAACATACCCAATCATATTTATCATTCAATTCAAGATATCCACGAGTATTTGCAGAAATAGAACGTACGGGGCTATGTGTCAATGATTCATTTCGTGATGCTAAACTAGTTACAGCAGGCAAGGTTTATTCCAATTATCACTATCATACCGTAACTGGTAGACCTTCCAATGCATTTCGAGGTTTCAACTTTGCAGCAATGAACAAAGAAGATGGTACCCGAGATGCTTTTTGCTCCCAGCACGGAGCATTAGTTGAAATGGACTTTGATGCATACCACGTACGTTTAATTGCTCGTTTAATTAAATACAAATTGCCTGCATGCAGTGTACACGAATATTTTGGTCGATTTTATTTTGATACAACGACACTTACTGAAGAGCAGTATGAACAAAGCAAACAAATAACGTTTAGATTGTTGTACGGTGGTATTGATAAAGAGTTTTTAGAAATACCATATTTCCGACAAGTAAATGATTTAATTTGGAAGTTGTGGGGCGAATATAAAAAACAAGGATACATCACAACACCAGTTGAACGAAGACCAATTACAATGGAAGGTGTTGAACGAGTAACAGCAAATAAATTGTTCAACTACTATTTACAGGCGTTAGAAACTGAAGTCTCAGTCCGAAAAATGGAACGGGTTGTTGCATATTTGCAAGATAAAACTTCGAAGCTCATACTGTATACATATGATTCATTATTATTTGATGTCGACTCTGCAGAGGCACGTGAGGTAGTTCCCGCTCTTAGAACAATGATAGAAGAGGGAAACTTTCCAGTGAAACTGAAGTATGGAGATATTTATAGTAAAATGAAGAGTGTATCATAGTTATGGATATTATCAATAAAATTTTATTAGAATGGAGATACCAACTTCCAGCCGGCTATCCACAAACGGATTCTGATTACCATAAGTTAGGTGAAGTCTTATCAGAAATGACTGATTTAGATGCTGCTAGCATTCAACGCATTGTTGAACGTGCTCGAACAGGTAACATAATTACGGAACAGGAAGATGTTGATACAACAATCGATGATAAAATTGCGTCTATAGGTTTGCCATCTGATTTAAATACACAAATCATTACAATATACAATCAACTATCAGATTCTGATAAACAAAACTTTAACAAAAATTTTAGAACACATACAATCGAATCATTTGTTAATGGCGGCTGGAAAGCATTTGAAAAATTCTTTTTAGTTAACGTTGGCGGTGCAAGAGGTGGAATGGGTAATGGTGAAGTATCTGTTTTATTAGGCGTTCGAGATTCAAAACCAGGCGGCACGGCACAACATGATATTGTTATGTCAAATGGTGAGTGGGAAGTTAAGGAATTAAAATCAGGTAAATTTGACCCAGCTCGAGAAGGGTTAGCATCTAAATTTGCATTAACGGCAAAGATTGAAGATTTTTACAAAAATATTGTTGTTCCACTAAATGAAATTGGCGATCCATATCAAAGTTTAAAGCATATGGTAGATCCATCTTCAGCTGAAGAATTAAAAAAGTTGGTTATGATTTTTGAAACAAGATTTTCAGAAGCAATTGATGCTGATAAACTTGCTTCATATGAATGGAAAAAATCTGCATTTCATAATTGGTATGAAGGATTCAAAGAATTACACACAATATTTTATAAAACAAAACTAGATACAGACGTAAAAGACACACGAATGACTGTAAATGCTGCCGGGCAAAAACAATCATATTGGATATCTGATGATGATGCTGAAGAAATACAATTGGCAGCAGGTGAAGATGATACCGCTGATATATATGTTGGAGAACCTGTTAATAATGAAAATACAAATGCTGTTATTTGGTTTAAGCGTATAGAACGAAATGAATTTGTTAGAAACCCAAAACAATTTGTTTTTGAATTGGATACAATTAAGAATGAGTTTTTTACAAATATTTTAGGATTAGTTTGGTATAATTACAGAAATCCACAACCACACATTGGATTGCCAAACAATTTTGTGATCGACAATCTATCACAAGGAAGATACCGTTTTGTACTGCGTGAAGCGCCAGCATCACAAGGTTACCCGTACTTACAAGAACAAGGATAATAAATTGAAAACACAGTTATTATGTACATTCGCACATCGTAACGATTTGAATATAATAACAGATTATATACAATCGAAATACGAAATACCAGAACGCCGAATATTTGCATTTTCGAATGAACAACGACAAAATGATTTGTATTGCACATACAACGCAGACTCATATGGAGAACGGGGAGCAAATACAATTAGCATACATCGCAAAAAAGAAACTAATACATTGTATACAGTAAATGCAATGAATGAAGTAATCCGTAGTCAGAACAACGGCATATTAGACAAATCATTCATATTACCATGGGAACAATTTGAAAATTCATTCATTTTAACGGATGAAGATTCTGGGTATCGAGTAATTAGATTGAAATTTTTTCGCAAGATTACTTGGTAACAAAACTAAAAATACTTATATTTATATATGTAAAAGGCATCACATGAAAAAGAAAAATATTTTAGCAGAAAACATGAAAAGATTCGCAACCAAGAATCTTGCAGAACAAGAAACGCCGTATCAATCTCTAGGACAAAAAGGTGAAATTCCAATGCTTGACCCAGAAGCAGATACAGCTCATTCCGAACAAACTCTTGACCTATTAGCTAAGTCATATGAGCTTATCAAACCAAAACGTCTTGATATGACAGAATTTAAAAATGATGTTCGTGACCTTGTTTCTATTTACAAAGACAAACCAGCTGGGACAGCAACTATGACTGCTTATATGAACGCATTCAGAGAATTGTATCCAATCGTCCAAACACGTTCAGATTTTAAAGGCATTTTGACTACTGTTACTAATAAAATAGCACATTTGTTAGGACATGCAAGAAGTATAGAACAAGGAGATACAAGCAATTACGGGTATCGTGTACACCCATGGCAAAAATCAAAAGGTATATAATTAGCAACCCAAACAATAATTAAACAATTAAACATTTATCTTGGATTAACGTCCAAAACTTATTATAATAATTTAAATAATTAATCTTTTTACTAATTTAAACAATTAAGGAGTACTTACTATGGCACTAGATTTAGATGCAATTAAGAACAAACTAAGTTCACTGAACAATCAAGACAACAAGAAGTCTAACCTATGGCGACCGACAGAGGGCAAGCAGCGTATCCGCATTGTACCTTACGTTCACCGCAAAGAAAATCCATTCCTGGAACTTTATTTTCACTACGACATTCCAAAGCGTAGTATGCTTTCCCCGATTACTCATGGTAATCCAGATCCAATTGTAGAATTCGCTGATAAACTTAAAAAGACCGGCGACAAAGATGATTGGTTAATGGGTCGCAAAATTGAGCCAAAGATGAGAACATATGTTCCTGTCATCGTAAGAGGTAAGGAAGAAGAAGGTGTTAAATTTTGGGGATTTGGGAAAACAATCTACACAGAACTTCTTTCGATCATTGCTGATGCAGATTATGGAGATATCACTGATTTGAGAAATGGACGTGATATTGATGTAGAATTTACACCCGCAGAAGGAGGAGGATATCCTAAGACTGCAATTCGTGTGAAGCCAAATAAATCTGCAGCTACTGAAGATAAAGCCGTTGCAGAGCTTATCATGAAGCAGCCTAAGATTGAGGATATCTATCCAGAGCCTGATTATTCAGATCTTGAAGATGCTCTTAAAGCGTGGATGAATCCAGAAAATGCTGATTCGGATGTAGAACAAGAAACTTCGTCTACTACAACAGATGAGGTTGCATCAGAATCACCAAAAGCGACAGCAACATCAGATGTAGGAGCTGCATTTGATGATCTTTTCAATGAATAAATAACAAGGAGCAATTTATGGCTAAAAAGTCAAAGAGTAAGGATGAACTGGAAGATTCATTAGCAGAAACATTAGCAGAAGCAGTTAATACACAGTTCAAAGGTCAAAATTACAAGACCGCATTCTTTCTTGAAGGTGATAATGATGCTCCGACCAATGTAAAGGAATGGATATCGTCAGGACACTCAATGTTGGATTTGGCGATATCCAATCGTCCTCACGGAGGATTTCCAGTTGGAAGGATCACAGAAATTACGGGGTTAGAAGCTTCGGGTAAGTCGCTATTAGCAGCTCACACGTTGGCAGAAACTCAAAAGAGAGGTGGATTAGCAGTTTACATTGATACTGAGTCTGCAACATCGGCGGAGTTTTTAACTGCTATTGGTGTTGATCTAAAATCAATGCTTTATGTACCTTTAGAAACAATTGAAGAAATTTTTGAAACTATTGAAACAATTGTTGAAAATGTACGTAAGTCTGACAAAGACAGATTAGTTACAATTGTAGTTGATTCAGTAATGGGTGCATCTACAAAGCAAGAAATGAGCATGGAATATGATAAGGATGGTTATGCAACATCTAAATCTATTATTCTTTCAAAAGCCATGAGAAAGGTAACTAACTGGATTGCAAGAGAGCGAATTTGTTTGATATTTACAAATCAGCTTCGTACTAAAATGGGAGTTATGTTTGGCGACCCATGGACAACATCAGGCGGCAAAGCAATTCCTTTTCACTCATCAGTAAGACTTCGTCTCAAAAACATGGGGCAAATCAAAGCGAAAGTGAGAGGCCAGGAACAAGTTGTTGGCATCAAGACACGTGTTACGGTTGTTAAGAATCGTATGGGACCGCCACTTCGTAGTATTGATTATGAAATCTATTTTGATTCTGGCATTGACAACTATGGCGGATGGCTCAAAGTAATGAAAGATTTTAAACTTGTTAAACAAGCAGGAGCATGGTATACATATGAAGATATTGATGTGAATACTGGTGAAGTGTTTAAAGAATTCAAGTTTCAATCAAAAGATTTCTTTGAGGTTATAGAAGATGCAGAAATCAGAGAACGTTTGTATAATAGAATATGCAATGAATACATATTCAAATATCAGCCTGGTGTGCATGGTGGCATAGACGATGTAACAATCGACGAAGAAGTTATCAACGAAGAAGGATAACTATATCAACCAACAGAAGGCCGGGGAGAAATCCTCGGCTTTTCTTGTTTATGTTCTAAAGTTTCATTATAATATAATTATATGAATAAGTATCAGAAGTTATTTAAAGAGATGAAGGAAGAAAAGCCTTCATTAGATCAAAACGTTGATGATCGATTATTAGTATTCGATGGCTTGAACACGTTTATTAGAGCATTTGGAGCAACCCCGGCAACAAATGAAGATGGAGACCATATTGGCGGTATTACAGGATTTTTATATTCTATTGGCAAGTGCGTACGTGATTTTAAACCCACTCGTTGTGTTGTTGTTTTTGACGGTCGCGGAGGCTCGAAAAGAAGAAAAACAATCAACAAATCATACAAAGCAAATCGAGCAAATCGAACAAGATTAAGACGCCATGACCACGCAATGGCTACTATTGAAGATGAGCAAGAAGCTATGCGTCATCAATTTTCAAGATTAGTATCTTATCTAGATAATTTGCCAGTAACATTTCTTGCCATTGATGGAATTGAAGCAGATGACACTATTGCATACATTGCTGAATTATATCGAGAAAAAAGCAAAGAAATTACAATAGTATCCACTGACAGAGACTTTTATCAAATGGTAGACCACACAATCAGAGTATGGTCACCAATCAAAAAGAAAATGTATACTGCTGACACAGTGCACGAAGAATTTGGCGTAACTCCTCAAAATTATGTAGTGTACCGTACATTTACAGGTGATAAGTCTGATAACATTGAAGGTGTTCGTGGCATTGGTCCAAAGACATTGTTAAAACATATTCCAGAACTTGCAAGTCAAAAAGAATTTACACCTGACGAAATGTTCGAAAAGTCAGAACAATTGTTGGATGAATCCAAGACCTATAAAAAGATTATTGAAAGTCGTGATGTCATAGAACAAAATTATCAGCTTATGAATCTTAAGCTCTTAGACTTTTCAGCAACACATACATCCAACATCAGAAGAATTTTAGAACAACCCATTCCGCCTCTAAATAGAGCAGAGTTTCAACGACTGTTCATGGAAGATAAGATGTGGACTACTATGAAGAATGCACCAGATTGGTTGAATAAAACATGGTTGTCTCTTCACGCTTTTGCTCAACAAACGCAAAAGTAACATTTGTATATACAAATTTTTTTATTATAATGATATATGACAGATAAATTATCGGAGTATGGGTTTGGCTTTCAAGTGAAAGTTTTAGCTGCAATGTTTACGGATAGAACATTCCTGCAGCAGATAGCAGATATCATACAACCACAATACTTTGAGTCAGAATCAAATAGTTGGATTCTTGACATTATATTGGGGCATTTCAGAACGTATAAAACACCCCCAACTAAAGATGTACTCAAGGTCAAAGTAACAGAGATAGAACATGACGTTCTAAAAGTTGCGGTCGTAGAGCAGCTTAAAGAAGTATTTCGATACATGGAGTCTGATGACTTATCATTTGTAAAGGATGAAATACTTAGATTTTGTAAGAATCAAGAAATAAAACATGCAATCATGGATTCTGTCAATTTATTAAAAAATGGCAACTATGACGAAATCAAGACAAAAATTGATTCGGCAATGAAAGCTGGAGCTGACACTGACATTGGACATGAATACAAATCACAAGTAGCTTTAAGATATAATGAAGCAGCACGGCATACCATAACAACCGGCTGGGATGTAGTAGATGATTTAATGGATGGCGGTTTAGCACCAGGCGAATTAGGAGTAGTTATGGCTCCTGCAGGTATCGGTAAGAGTTGGCTTCTTATTAATATTGGAGCAAATGCAATACGTAATGGCAAGAACGTTGTACACTTTACATTAGAGCTCAACCAAAATTATGTAGGACAAAGATATGATTCTGTAATTACAGGCATACCAGCACAGAATTTAAAAAATTATCAAGAAGATATCGAGAACAAAATGTCTCGTATCTCAGGAGAACTTGTAATTAAGTATTATCCTACAAAATCAGTAGGAGTAATGGCGTTAAAAGCGCACATTGAAAAATCATCAATGTTAAATAAAGCACCAGATTTAGTTATTGTAGATTATGCTGATTTGTTGAAAGTGTCAGCTAAAGATAAACATGAAGCGCTTGAAGAATTGTATGAAGAGCTTCGAGGCATGGCTGGCGAATATGGTGTTCCTGTTTGGACTGCAACTCAAGCAGGAAGAGCAGCATTAGAAGATGATATTATTGAAGCAGATAAGATTGCAGCTTCATATGGTAAAGTAATGGTGTCTGACTTTATTATGTCTTTATCAAGAAAGGTTCAAGACAAATTGTCAGGCACTGGTAGAGTTCATATAGTAAAAAATAGATTCGGACCAGACGGCATGACATTACCATCTAAAATTAATACAAATAATGGGCAGTTTCAATTCTTCGAACCAGATACCACGCAAGGCAAAGCAACTAAAAAAGACATGAAGACAGGTGAAACAATGATGAAGAAAAATTTATCAGAAAAATTCAAAGATTTGGGCGGAAGTTTAGGGTGATTAAGATATTTATTTTAAATTGCCTGGCAGATTATTGTCAGGCAATTTTTGTCTAAAATCAATAACAAATAACAAGGAATGAATATGAGCTTATTTAAAGAACGCA